GATTTATAGTGTTTTCGGTGAAATGTGAATTTAAGGTTATGGGATCCAACCGTGAATCCTTCGGTTCGGGTGAAAAAAAAAGAATCGAAAAAGGGAAAAATCAAAATCCAAAAAAAGGAAAAAATCAAAACTAGCTGGAAAAAATCAAAACTAGCTGTACTCAAGCTGTACTCCGATCCGGCCAATACTATCGGAGCATGCCCTCACGTATTTTTGACTATACAAAAAAAGGGTAAAATCAAGCCACCAATCAAAATATGTTGATGGAAAAAGTCTCCAATCGGAACGTCCAAATTAAGGGAGTATACGATTTAGATACTCGAGTGATCGTACATATCTCACGAAAAAAGTAGTAAGATAACCAAAAACTGCTCGCCATTTTCGCAGGGAGAAGGAATTTCACAGTCTAGATGGCGTATTCGTGATCTGGGCAATCCTAGGTGTTCCGTACAATCGCTTTAAGTTTGGGCCGGTCGCGAATATAATCACGTAGACTCCCTCAATCAACACTTAGAGATTATGAGTGTAATGTAGTCATGTACAAAACACCGGTCATTGTTACGACTGGAATATCGATCGTATTCTATTTTAGCACATGGATATACGAATGGTACCTCTTGTATCGATACAGGGTGATCGAGTTATATTTCGAGTACGAAGAGAGGCTGGCTCTTCTCACCTCAAATCATGACGGTATAATGCAAATGATTCATACCAGGCGTGAAATTAGGGACACTTTTCTAAAAGTCATACGGGCACCGTTTGTTCTCGTAGGAGCCGTAAGTGGGGTGGTGGAGAAAGGGGCGTCGACGATTGAAAATGTATTCTTGATTGTACAGACTGGCGTACGATGCATGAACGAAGTAGTTCCTTACGCTTTGGGAATTCTACTCCTGGTCGTCGCAATCGACATTTCCCGGAGGCTAAGAAAAATCTCACCCTTTACTATATGAAGAACAAGACCAAGATTCAATTCCTGATGATCGTCGTCGTCGCAATGATTTTCGCCGTCACGTACCTGTGGTCGAATCCCAAGGTGGTGACGCAGGTCGTGACGAGACGACAGCGTGAAAGACCTGTCGCGCGAGCGCGAGAACCAGAATTTAGGGGACCCCCGCTCAGGGAGTATAAACCGGGGTATTTTCATCAGATGGGTCTTTTGACCTCCGATTCCGGAGAGACTCTTCCGCTTTATGGAAAAGAAGTTAACGGTCGGCGCGATAGGTACCATTTCTATACCACAACGGGCAGTGATAATTTGTACCCAGTTCCGCTAAATCAAGGGGATCGCGATTGTATGGACGATGTGGGTTGTGGTGAATTATATGGAAATGAAGCTGTTTCCGTGACAGGGAAAACAGATCCATTTACGGTTAATATGTATCGTACAGATAGCTTTACTTACGTTTAAGACGAAATCTTTTCATGGTCACGATAAGTTTCTTTCGCGGCGCTTTCATGGTCACGATAAGTTTCTTTCGCGGCGCTTTCATGACCACGATAAGTTTTTTTCGTGTGTTTTTGAAGCTTACGGATTTGATCGCCTTGTTAACCTTCGTTTTTGGCTTCATCGACGAGGTTGCGATTTTCTCGATCTTCTTGAGCATTCGTTTCGCAGGCATGTTTTACGTTATCCGGAGATTTTTATTCTTCCTGAGCGTCTGCTGGTGCTGACGCCACGCGTCGTTGCACGTCTTTGACTATCCGACTCGTGGAGGAACTGCAACAGGACACCATGCAGCAACACGCCATCAGGACTGGTGGAGATTTGAACGGCATCTTCATGATCATGTACACACAAAGCATGAGACAGAAAACTGTCACTATGTATCCCCCAAATTCTTTGTCGCTGAGGGGTCCTTCGCCGTTGGGAAGAAGATTCGCAAACGGAAGGCCGGCGGAAACGGATCCGGATAGGGTCGTCAGCATTGTCATAGGAAAAGTAATGATCTCCATTCTAATTACTATTACTATTACGTGATAAAATTATTTCCCTGATTTTTTGATTTTTATAAATATTTGCAAAAAAAATTCACGCGGATCATTAATATACCGCGCGGCGCCACGATGAGTGGAACCGAAAATGTACGGCGCTTGCAAGAGCTTGTCGACAAGAACAGCCAAAATATCCCAGAAGGTGATTACCTCGCCTTCTGTGACATTACGAAGAAAATCTACGAACACGAGGAGGACGCGAACATTGAGGCGTGGGCGGTTTGCATGCGTCAGGCGGAACAGGACATGCAGTGTAGCGCGAGTCGGCCTGGATTCGACCCTCTACAGAACCCGAAACATGAAGCCAGGTGGCGAAAATATGAGATGAGGCGGAGAAAGTATATGAAAAAACTCGAGGAAGTTGGGTTTGCTGTTCCAGTGTTTGTTCACTATGACATGGACGAGAAGCAGCTACGACTTACGTACCCTCTCTATGAATCCGACTCCGATACTGATGCCGATTAGCACACCGTAGTTTTGAGACGTTGAATCGTATCCTTATTCTTCACCACAGCCCTGTTGAACCAACCCTTCTTCTTGTATTTTCGCACCTTACCTCGAACGTTCGTGAACTGCAACTTCGAGGGGTCCCCCGGCGTCGTCGCCGCCCTTCCGCATATCGTCTTCTTGAGACGTTCGATCTCTTTCTTGTTCCTCGCCACAGCCTTGTCGTACCAGACCTTTCGCTTGTATTGACGCGCCTTTCCGTGTATGTTTCTCAGCATCAACGGTGGAGTCGGTGTGCGCTTTGATTTCGATTTCGGTGTCGGCGTGTGCTTTGATTTCGATTTCGGTGTCGGCGTGTGCTTTGATTTCGATTTCGGCGGGGAGTTGTTTAACCCGTTCTGTAAACGCTGCATATAGCCCGGTGTCAGCTTTGATTTCGGTGTCGGCGTGCGCTTTGATTTCGATTTCGGCGGGGAGTTGTTTAACCCGTTCTGTAAACCCTGCATATAGCCCGGTGTCAGCTTTGATTTCGGTTTCGGCGGGGAGTTTAACCCGCGTAAACCCTGCATATAGCCCGATTGGGCGACGAGTACTCGTGAAGTTTTGTTGAAATTGTCTTTGGCCATGAACGCCTTTATCGCGTCGGCGAAACTTGGAAGGCTTTCATCCGTACGCTTTCTCTTATTTCGACGTTGGTTAGCGGGTAGTCTTGGATCACCGTCGATTAGGCGACCTTTCTTTAGCCAACCGTTTTTATTCCTCTCGAGGTACGGGTCCGGTATTATCGCTTTTATACGGTCCCGGATTTCCGGGAGATTTTTGGTCATATGGTAGACTTCATTCAGGAAGTAATGAAGGTCATACCTTATAGACGAACTCTGTGAAATACCCGCCTCGGATACCCACGAATACCCAGTCACCACCATGGGATTGGGGCTGCCCCGCATGGTGGCGTATCCGAAATCGATAATGACAGCTTCAACGCCGGCGTTCCGGAGTTTGTATTTTTTATCACCTATTTGAATATCGAGAATTTTGCGGTTGACTTTTCTGACTAACACGTTTCCGCCGTGGAGATCATGATGCCTAAACTCCGTCCCGTACTTTCGCCTGATTCTGTACATGTTGTAGAGCACCTGAACGATAATGGAATGGATTTCAGCTGTGCTCCGTTGCGGTTGCGATTGCAGAAATTCGTACAGGGGTTCGCCGTTTACGTACTCCATGTAGATATATTCCTTCCCCTCTTTCGTTTTGGTGTTGGGCGGGCATTTCGTGTACAACGCGTGTTCAGGAACGCCGAACCCTTTCAACTTTTTCGCGATATCGTATTCGAACTTGGCCATCCCATATGTATTTGCTTTGGTGGTTATTTCCTTCAACGCGACGTATCGACCGTCTCTCAGTTTCGCGCGGTACACAACGCCGAACGCACCTTCTTTAATTTTGTTACGGACTTCGTTCACTCTGAGAGCATTGAGTGGGGCGCACTTATCCTTCCCGTTGAGTAATTTCAAAAGATTCTGTTCGAGTGTCATATAGTATGCCGGGAAATTAAATCTTTTTCTATTGTAAAATGACAGCTTTACTTCTCTTGTGCTGTTGTTCCATGATGATGTCATCCAGTGCGGGCGGTGCCTTCTTCGCGGCTGTCATCCCAGGCACCGCACCCCACTTCGAGAAGACCATGTACCTTAAGGAGCAGAGGAAATTCATCGACATGGCGAACGAACTTCGGCTCCTGAGCACGGACTTTCCTACCGACGCGGAACTCGCTGACTCGGAAGACTTGAGTGTCAAGAACAAATTGGTCCAAACCTTCTCAAAGATCCAGGAGATTTCTCCTGAATTTTGTAAAATGCATACCGATTTCAACATGGGTAAAGAGGAGATGAGAGCCGAGATCAAGAAACACTACGAACCCGGTGGTAAAATCCTAACCTTGGGTGGTATGCAATTGTGGTCGGAGTACATGAACGACTACCTCAAACCCACCGAGGATATGATTGCGAGGTACAAGGCGCGGGGTGTCATGAAGGACTGCTCCTCAGACAGCAGGGACGAAGGCGGTAACTGTGTACCCTTCGACAGTTTCAACACCGCTATGCGTGATAACGATGAGTCATGTGAGAACATGAAAGACATGCTCGAACAAACCCCCGAAGAAATCGCTGATCAGATCATCGGCGAAATTCGATCCCGAATTTCTTAGACATGAGCCGCTCAACACCTTTGATCGTCGGTTCGGACCAGAGGTACCATCGACTCCAGAACCCCGCGGTATCGATCCCGTCGATTCCCCATTTTTGACCTGCTTTTTTCGCACCGTGCCTGAGCAGGTACGCTTTTTTACGTGAAGGATTCTTGTGTTTGGTGTAATCGGAATATCCGCGTGCACCAAAGTCAACAAACCTGCCGTCCTCTAACGTCGCTCGAAACTTCTTACGAGGGTTCGGGCTACGACGAATCTTGACGCGCATACTTATAATACGCTTTTAAAAAAATTACATGCAAGACTTGCACCCGTAGGCTTCCTTCTTGGCGAGAGCGGGCATGAAGAACGGGTGTTCGGCACCGCGCTTGACGCGGTAGACGTGATCGTACATGTGGAGAAGCGCGATGGTCAGCGCGAGGGCGGAGACGACCACGCCCTTAACCTTGCGCGCGGTCCAAGCGTAGACGACGATGAGCGCGACGATGACCATCTGGATCATGGTCAGCTTGGGGATGCCGGGCATGAAACGGGACGCGATGTCCTTCTGTTCAGGGGTGGGCTTGGGTTCGACGGAGTTCAGAGGTTCGGTGTAACCGGGCATTTTATTATCTACTTAGAAAATAATGTGGCTCCCTATCCTGATGGTCCTGTACGATTACATGAAACTGCCCATCGACAGATTGTATTTTCAAAATCCGAAACGTCCCTTGATCGGGATCGCCAACACGTTCAGAGATTTAGTACACATGGGGTCGCAGTGTAAGGTGGCGAACTTTCCCGGCCTGATGCTGGTACGTCTCCATTTCGACAAGATCAAGGCGGAGTTCGAGGCTGTCCACCAGACCCTGGAGAAGAGGTACTACCACGATGTCAGTCCTTGGTTCGATGAGAACTGGGACTATTACTTCTACCGAGTGAAGGATTTCCCTTTACTCAACAGCCTCCTGAAACAGATCCCCTGTGTGAACACTGAGGTTGCCGCGTTCGCCGTGAGTGATAAACCCATGCGTCTCCACCCGCACCGCGCCGAATCGAACCGTCTCCTGAGGTATCACATCACCATCAAGAGCGGTGGGACATGCGTGCTTCACACGGAGAAAGGGTCGCACGCGCACGAAGAGGGTGAGGACTTTTTGTTCGACCACTCGAGGTACCACGAACTCGTCAAGGAGGGGCTCGGTACACGGGTCGTGTTGATTTTGGATATCAACCGCCGATAATTTTCTCATCGATTGTATATATGATCGGCGAAGTACACAGGGCAACCTTCGGCGGTCATGAAGGGTACTATAACCCTCGAACCGGTCGCGTTCGGTTCGGGAAGCAGATCTACCCCAGCATAGAGGTTGCCGTAAAATATCTCAAGAAGAAGTAAGAGATGATCCAGTCCACCCTGTTCATCGTCACGCTCTCGTACCTCCTGAATCACGTACGTAACCGGTCCAATTTCAAAAAGGAGTTGATCATACCCGCGATCGTTTTCCTGTGTACCAAGTACGTCTTCGGTGATTGGGACGGGGGGTACACCTGGACCCCTTCGGATATGTTGTTCGCCGCCTACGTTCTCGCGGTGTCGTATTTCACCGTGACGATAAAAATGTGAGCACAGAGTAAGGATGCCCCTCACCGATACCCAGATCGTTCGCAAGGTTGGCCAATTGCGTAAAACCAAGGGGAAGATCTACGCGCCGCTCAAATACTTCAGGGGGCTTGAGACCCTGGGACAGGTTGAGACCCGCTACAAGAAAATGCTTCGCAGGGATTATAGACGATTCAAGACGGACAAGGGACAAAAGACGAAGACTTCCTCCTACACCCAGAGGTTCAGAAAGAGATACGGGCCCAAAGTCAAATCCCTCCCTGAAATTAGTAAAGCTACCGGCATTCCTCTGAAGACTGTGAAGACCGTGTACAAGAGGGGACTCGCCGCGTGGAGAACCGGGCATCGTCCGGGAGCCTCTCCACAAGCGTGGGGGTACGCGAGGGTTCATAGTTTCGCCACTAAGGGGAAGACGTATTATACGGCGGATAAGGATTTAAGATAAACGCGTAGGCGGGTACCGAACCCTTTGGCGGTTTCTTACAGAAAATTTTACAGTCGCAACACTCCTTTACAGACACGAGTTGCCTTTTCGTCGCGTGACATCGTTTCGGTAACATAATATCCTTAGACAGGTATCTGATTATCTGGTCTGTCAGTATCATCTCCTTTTAATACGTATCCCGATAAAAATCTACGATACAATGGAGAAGGAATATCTGGATTTATATTTCAAAACTCTAGAGGATACTTTCCCAGAACTCTCGGCGAAGTGGTGCAGGAGGCTCACATAGCGTTGAGAGCCTGGATCATCCGGTTCGGCGTCATCGTCGCCTGTGAGTTGAGACCCTGATCCATTTCCTTGCGTGTGTTAAACAGTGATAATTCAATTTGTGCGATATCGAGTCGGGGGATTATGAGTTGGACCATCATCCAATTCGGGACGATGAACACTCGGGTCACCCCTTTCGTATTGAAGTTGAAGAGAACGTGAATACCGTTGTCTTCTTCCTTTGTCATGTACATCTCCGCGTAGCGAACCCCATCGAAGATGAAGCTGCCGGCGGATTTTTTCAGTTCAATCCCTGTGCCGTCCCCTGCGATGGCATCCCTGTGTCGACCGCGGGCGTCTTTCCATCCGAGAATATCAGACATCTCCTGTTCGTAACTGCACTTCTTTGAGAGGAGATCGGAGTTCTCAATCTCAAAGAGGGAAAAGGCAATTTCGTTAACCAGGTACGGGTCCATCACCCAGTCATAAATAGTCGTGTGGCCGATGGTATGTTCCATGTTTCTCATCATATTGACGCCCTCAGTCTTTATGCCCCTTACTGTCGCTTACGTTTCTTCCCTTCGGATACATCCCATGAGCAGACGGTGTTCAGCTGCTGAGTGAAAACCCGATGGTCCTCGGACGTGCGAGTCATGGTCTTGATGCAGTCTTCCACAACCTCGGTGCTCCATTCCGGGTATTTCGACGCGAGTACTCCCCTCGCAAAAACACGTTGGTCGTAGGTCGGGGACCACTTCATCATCTTCTTCTTCGTGATGATGTCGATGACCTTGTACTGCTGCTTTCTGCCCGGTACTTTGCTGGTCCACATGAGGTCCATCCTTTGTACGGTGTCGTCGTCGATGTCAAGTTTGGGCCAGGTTTCTCGTATTTCGTCGACGGTGTACATGACCACATCGTCGGAGGCGTGTCCAATGATGCTCGCAAGCTCGATAATGTTGGTCTCGTTGATGTTGTTGTCCAGCACGAGATCCCATGGATTTACGTGAACTCCGTCAAACTCGATTGAACCGAGACCAGGAATTTTCTCGTACATATCAAGGCCTGTGTACCACCATTCAACTTTGAATTCAGTGCTGTCCGCGTTCACTCCCACGATTTTGGCGAGATCAGATTCAGCCTCGACATCCTCGTTGGTGCAGACCCAGATGTAATCTCCAATCTTGAAGTCGGTCTTGGGACGGATGTCATCGGTCTTGGGAGGGGGGTCATCGGACTCGGACTGTGACTCGGACTCGGGCCCAGAGTCAGGATTGGTGAAGGTGAGTCGGGCGATCGGAGTATCGTCATCGTCATCGTCGCCGTCAGAAGAATTCTCGACGGGTTCCAGATCCCACGTCCAGTCTTCCCATTCGTTGAAGATGTCCGCCCTCGTGGAGCAGGAGGCGGGCAGGTTCGCATCAAGTCCCGGCGTATTGGCTAGGATGTCCCACTTGTCGCGAAGGTCACCGCAAGCGGTCGTGCCGACAAGCATATCGTACAGGAATTCGTTCACCTGCTCCGCGGTGTACGTCTCGTTGGATAACATGATCGCCTGCACGGTCGCGAGCACGTAGCTGGGGTACTTCAGGTTCGTCTTCTTCATGCTTATGATTCGCATGAGCGTGTCAAATTGCTCGGTGAGTGTCCTGGCGTCGATGGGCTTGTCGCACAAGGACTCGCAGAGCTCCTTGTTTTTCTTATAGGGCAACTTCCTTCCGTAAAGGATCTGTCCGTGGTGAAAGTTCAACAGGGCGATGAGGGTCCAGCTGTTCGACGTCTGGCGTACATCCGCTCTCGGACCGAAAACATGGCTGAGGGATTTCAGGTCATCACTGTACTTGTCCGAGAGTTCACAGGCCAATTTGCACATCGGCGCCACGTTTATCGTGCCTCGGACGAATTCACCGTGGGACAGGGGCTTCGATGTATTGAGACGAATGTAGAGTTCGGCTTCCTGCTTGTCAGTCAGGCCGTGGTAATTGTGCAGGATCAGCTTCTTCCCGTCGAAAACCTCTCGGTCTTCTTGGCACAGTTCGCTGTACTTGCGCAAATCTTTCGTCGTCGGTGCGATGATTTTGAACTCGTCGGCCATGAACCTCTTGATCGCGCGGACTCGTTGACCGCCGTTGATCAGTGCGTACTTGTACCGACCTTTTGTACTTGTCGTCACGGTCCCGATATCCATGTTCTCGAACAGAGAGTTGATCACCTCTTCAGCTTCCCGATAATCGTATACGGTATCATTGCGGAGGATTTGATGCGCGGCGTACTTGAACTTGTCCTCGATGAAAGCCTTGACGGTAATCGACCCGACCCTGTACGGTGGTAAGCCCATTTTTTTCTTGTCAAAATCCCGGTTTCGACCTTCACTTAGGTTTCCAAAAATTTTCTCCGCTAAAAATAAAAATGACCGTTTTCATCGACAGCAAGACCGGATCTCTCAGGATCGGCAAGAAAAAGTGCAAACACCAGAAGAAGGGTAACGTGGTGGAAGCCGCGCGCAAATTCCTCTCCGAGGCTCAGCTCTACAAGAAGGTCCTCAAGTCCAAGAAGGAACTCTGCCGCGAAATGAAGAAGGACGCACCGACCATGTCCAGGAAGATGGCTGCTGGTAAGAAGAGGAAGCGACAGTAAAAAGTTAAAGAAATAAGCCGTTCTAAGAAGTAGCGATGGACGTTTCTAAAATTCCCAAGGATATACTGCGCGTCCTCCAGGACCGGGAATTGTCGGTCCCGAAAAAGATGATGGCTTTTAACATGCTCATGCCGGATCTAGGTGTCGACCCAAAACACGCTCGGGCGTATGCCGACAACATCGAGGTCGGTATTACGATTAAGCGTCTCGTGGGTGAGGGGAAGCTCACGTTGGACGGTTTCGACGAAAATTTTAAATTACAAACGACAGTCAAGTGACATCTTATCTATTTTTAACGTATTCCTGGAATTCATCCATGGTTAAAATGTCATCGCCGTCGAGGTCATACCCCATCATTTCGGTCTTCAAATCACCGTCCGGGATCTCGCCTGCCGAAATTTTACCGTCGCCGTCCGTGTCAAATTTGCTCATTAACAACTTGGAAGATACTTCCAGAATTTTGGGATCATTTGTAGGGTCGACGACTGCAGTTTTAAACTTAGCCTCCGCGGTCACGCGCTTGATATTCTCGGTGGTCCCTTCCTGCTCCTGCCCCTGTGAAGAAGTCGCCGACGAGGAGGACGACGCCGCAGCGGATCCGGAATCGTTTCCGCGGTCGGCGTCCAGTTTTTTCTGTTCCTCATCACCCCCACCTGAGAAGGACGACACGATACCGGATATCACCACGAGGACGACGATTCCGATGAGTAGTCTGTACTTGAGTTCCATCTGTTGTTATTAGCGTAGAGTTTTTTTATCGCACTAAATTAGAATGGTCTCACTCGACGATATACCGAAAAAAACCCAGTATATCATACTCGATTCGAGTTTCGTGCAAGGGACCAATAGCGAGTTCGCCCTGGACCTGGCGCTCGAGTCGAACACACACGTGGAAGATATGGGCCGAGTACTAGGGATCAAGATGGTAGATTTCTACATCACCCAGGTAGGCTCGAACGACGCGAGCGGGGGTAACGACATCGCGAAATATGTTGACATCATCTGTCCAGAGGTCCCGAAAGTGGCGCAGCTCCTGGACGAACGCCACGGGCAGGTGCTCGCTAGGGTACCTCTGGAGCGCCACTTCTCGGGGAGTAGCGGTTTCGTTTTACGCGATAAGCAGTGGAAAAGTTTTCACAGACAAACCAATTGGTTTAACCCCATATCGATTAAAAAGCTAAACTTCAAAATCTACGAGTCTCAGGATGACGGCGATTACTCACTTCTCCAAAGCGATGCGAAGTGGTACATGGTTTTGGAAATCACGACGGTCAACGTGAAGGAGAAACCGAAGGACCGAGAGCTCCAAATTTTACAGGCGCTCGAGAAGTTACTCAAGAAGATCGATACACTGAATTCGCAGGTGGCTAAACTCCCCGATAAGAAAGAAGAGGACGACAAACCGAAAAAGTATTCGTTCGGTTTGCTCGTCGCGCTCCTTATCGCGTTGTTGGGTACGTTCCTATGGACTGTGAACCGAAAGCCGAGTGTTCCTTAAGCGGAAGTCTCCACCTTCTTCTTAGTAGTGGTCTTCTTAGCGGGGGTATTGGCGGTGGTAGACTTGGTGGCGGCGGCGGGACCGACCGGACCTCGGTCGCCCTTCTCACCCTTCTCGCCTCGGTCACCCTTCTCGCCACGGGGACCGACACCGCCACCACCGGCGGCTGGGGTGTGGTCAACAATCTTGACGAGAAGATCGAAAAGGCGTTTCTTATCGACGCGTGGGTTGGCGGCTTCCTGGATAATTTCTTCGCGCAGGGTCGTCATCGTGTATATATTAAAAACAAGATTTGTTTTTAAGTCAATGCTCATCGTCGGACCCCCGCTCAACACGGGGATAGGGCAACACGCGAACAAATACGCGAAACTCTTCGGGAAGAGGTATTACCTGATCGGTGAAAAGCTCCCCCCGTCAGACCACGGTCTCGTGTTTATGCTCCCCGTGTCCTGGCACATTGAACACCTGGAGTACATGAGGACCCGCGTCAAGAACCTCGCCTGCATGACCGTGTGTGAGACAGAAACCGTGCACGAAGATTACGGTCTCCTGTGTAAAGAGTTTGAGAGGATCGCCGTTCCTAGCGCGTTCTGTAAACGCGTGCTCTCCAATCAGTTCCCCAGCACCGAATTTTTCGTCATACACGCACACGTTCCCCCGCCGTCCGAAAAACCCTATGTCTTTTACCATATCGGGAACGTCATGGACCCTCGAAAAAACTTTCGGGAAATCATACGGGCGTTCGTACGTCTGAACGAACCCAACACGCGCCTGGTCGTTAAGGCGACGTGTAGGACCGACGTGGATATCCAGATCCCGAGAGTCACGGTCATAAACGGTCTTCTCCCTGAAGAGAAGCTGAACGAGATCCACGATACGTCGGATTGTTACGTGAGTTTTTCACATTCAGAGGGTGTAGGTATGGGCGCGGTCGAGGCGGCGATCCGAGACAAACCGGTCATCGTAGCGTCGTACGGGGGTGCGCCCGAATATATTAAGACGCCGTATACGATCGAGTGTGAACTCGAAAAGCTGGAGCAAGACGATTTCCTCTTCCAAAAGGGTATGGAATGGGGTAAACCGAACTTCGATCAGCTTTTAGAGTACATGAGGGATGCGTACGCGAAGAGGCTGCGGTACATGGACCACGCGCACACGAAACAGCTCGTAGGGGCGGAGAACGTCTCACATGAATTCCTCCTGAATGTAATTGGTGCCGAGGGTGATGAGGCCGACGAGGATCGTGCCTGACATCAACATCTCCTTCTGGCGTATCACGGAGAGGGTGATATCATCGACGACCTTTACCCCCACGGGTTTCTTGAAAAGGATCGGGACGAGCGTCGCGATCGTGATGTAAAGTGCCATAGATATTATTACGGGCCTAAGGTTCTCTTGGTCTAACATGTTATAGTACCTGCGGATTTTATTTTGACCTGATGCTTTTTGCAGTGATGGCCGCAGACAGCCCTGAACGAGCACGGCTTACCCGACATGGTGGTCGAGGCACACAATTTATGCACGGCGCGATGTGCGTCCGGGGTCTTGTCGAGTAAGATGACACGCCTTGCATCTTTTTTGTCTTGGAACACCTTGTACGCCGCTTTACATTTCCACGTGGCGTCGGCCAATTTATAACACGTATCGTTAGGTACGAGTAAACGATACATCGCAGTCGCGCCTTCGAGGCATTTCTCCCACACTTCGTCGCGCACCACCTTCATGTGCGACGAAGTCCCGGTTTTCCCCTCGCTTAGGTTTCCTTTTCTCACGCCTCACCGCCGATCTCTGCGAGGTAGACGTCCACCTGGCCGACGAACTCGGGGCACGTCTCGGTGGTTTTCTTTGTGACCATATCTTGGACGTTGACGATGTGCTCCGTGAACTTTCGAACATGTATGCCCGTGGCGTTATGGATCTGCGATTCGCTCGCGATATCTTTGAGCGCGTAGAGGTAGGCCGCGGCGTAGTTGGCGTGTAGGACGGCGATCACCGGCGACTTATCCTGTTGTGCCGCCGTCGCGTACCTGGCAGCCTGCCGGACCAACTTATCCACCGCGTGGGCCATACCCCTCGACTTGTTCTGAACGATCACTATCAGGATAAAGATGAAGGTAAACAGGTAAAAGTACATCCTTTTAATTTGTGTGCAGATTTAAATAATGCCCCTGGTGACGAGACGCGCACCGTTCCAGGTGTACCCGAGGACGAGGGCGTATCTCTTCAACGAGAGTCCGTGGAGGGTCGAGTACGAGGTATACGACGGGTCTTCTATGATTCAACGCGGTAAGATATTCGCGGGGGAGCACGATCCACCGTGTTACGTCGACGTGAAGGGTGTGAGTGCGTTTAGGGTAAAGTGGAGGTTTCGCGGCGGGACTTGGGTCTTCGACGAGAGAAGCTTCACCGCTCGGGACCATATAGTTTTTTCTCAGGGTATTGTATGAGTTCCAGTAACAGTAACAGGTATAATGACATTCCAGAGCACATGCGACACGCAGTCCGAATCTCGATGAAAAGATCCGGGAAATATACTGGCATGCCGTTAAGGTCCCAAACCCTCAGGTTGCTCAAAAGCTTTTCTAGATATCCCCTAAAGCTAGATTTCAAAAAAACACTTTCTCCGCTTTTTGTGTCCGATTTTTCCAATGACTTCATCGAGAAACTCCGGACGGTAATACCTACAGAAAAAGATATTGAGAAAGAGGTCATGCAGCTCGTGCTAAGAACGTGGGAAGCATGGGAACGAGTAGGGGTTAAATCGGGAAACGGTAACGACGATCAAAATATAAGTAATAGGAATTTGGAATCCCTCCTTGGCAGAATCCGGGAGTATAGGGATTTGAAACATTTGATAGAGAACAGCCCTGACATTCTTATCTATTATCGGGATCAGCTCTTGATGAAAAAGATTATAAGGGCACTCGGCATAACGGTATCGGAACTTCGTCCAAATAATGCCCTAGTCCTTAGTCAAAATAATAATCGTGACTATCGTAAACATTTTACGACAACAAAGGCGTTTATAACACACAAAAACCCTTTGAATAGACCGTCTAATCAAGTATTGATTACAAACAAATATGACACATATTCGTCTGAAGACAGTTTTTGGATGACGATTCGCTTTTTTCTATGGCCGATTTACTACAAAAAAAACAAGAGGACGTTAAAGGTCCCGTATAAAAGAAAGATCGTACCGGCAATTGTCAACCCTGATTATATCACTCTAAACAATTTTAAAAACGGTGAAAAGGTTATCGGGTACGACCCGAAGTATAACCACTACCTGTCACAAAACAGTTTTATAAAGCTCGCGAAGATGACCCCGGCCGAAGCTTTCTACCTTAAAAGTAGTAAGAATAACAATGTACGTCTTTTCAGGCATCCGACAAACCGGAAAAGGTTCGTGACGCAACACGATTTGAGGTTCGTCACGCTAAACATGAACGTGAACCGCAGGTATACTAAGCCAGCCTTAAAGATCCAATCCCGGTATAAGGGGGGTAAGTACCGCACCACCCAAATCAAGATCGCGAACGCGGCTGAAAAGACTCTAGCGGCTGCAAATCGAGCAGCCCAAATAGCGAGGGAGAAGTTCAACCAGGCTAAAAAGGTCAGAGACGTGATCACGAAAACGAAAAAGAGGAAGAAGAACAATAATAGTCCATCCAAGCGTTAGGACACTCAGAGCCAACGCCGCGACTGCGAGGGCCACCGCCTCGAAGAAGAGCAAGACCCCGGCTTCGTCAAAGCGTATAAAGAAATGACGCGTCAGTAAAGTAACCACAAATGGAGAGTGTCCAAAAGCTCACGCACATCGAGCACGTCTTGAAAAGGCCGGACAGTTACGTCGGCCCCGTCGATTCGACAACCGAATCGTATTGGGTCTTAGACGGAACATGTTTCAAGAAGAAAACCTTGAAATACAGCCCCGCCCTTTTGAAAATCTTCGATGAGATACTGGTCAACGCCATCGACCGAAACTCGCTCCACCCTAAGGCTGTGACCTCCATCGGCGTATCCATCGACAAAGAGGCTGGAACCGTGACGATCGAGAATAACGGCCCCCTCGGTGGAATTTCCGTCAAGATGCACGAGAAAGAAGGTGTTTGGAACCCCGAGCTGGTTTTCGGCCACCTTCTCACGAG